ATGAAATTAAAAAAATGTCTTCTGCCTGTGGCAATGTTAGCGTCATTTACTCTGGCAGGATGCCAGTCAAATGCTGATGATCATGCCGCCGATGTTTATCAAACCGATCAACTGAATACCAAACAAGAAACTAAAACCGTTAATATTATTTCCATTCTTCCCGCAAAAGTTGCCGTAGACAACGCCCAAAATAAACGGAACGCACAAGCCTTCGGCGCGCTTATTGGCGCTGTCGCTGGCGGTGTTATCGGCCACAACGTCGGGTCTGGCAGCAATTCCGGAACGACAGCAGGTGCAGTTGGCGGCGGAGCTGTTGGCGCAGCAGCGGGTTCTATGGTGAATGATAAAACCTTAGTGGAAGGTGTTTCTTTAACATATAAGGAAGGCACCAAAGTGTATACCTCCACCCAGGTGGGTAAAGAGTGCCAGTTTACGACAGGTTTAGCCGTTGTTATTACCACGACGTATAACGAAACGCGTATTCAGCCAAATACCAAATGTCCTGAAAAGAGCTAATAATCAGGAGGAGTCATGAAGAAAGTTTTTCTTTGCGCCATCTTAGCCTCCTTAAGCTATCCGGCTATCGCCTCATCATTGCAGGATCAACTCTCGGCTGTCGCAGAAGCGGAACAGCAAGGTAAAAATGAAGAGCAAAGGCAGCATGACGAATGGGTCGCGGAGCGCAACAGGGAAATCCAGCAAGAGAAGCAACGTCGCGCAAACGCCCAGGCCGCGGCTAATAAAAGAGCGGCAACGGCAGCAGCGAATAAGAAAGCTCGTCAGGATAAACTGGACGCCGAAGCCACTGCGGACAAAAAAACGCGATCAAAGTTATGAAGATGAGCTACGTAGCTTAGAGATTCAGAAGCAAAAACTGGCGCTGGCGAAAGAAGAAGCCCGCGTTAAGCGCGAAAACGAATTTATCGATCAGGAACTGAAGCACAAAGCTGCGCAAACCGATGTGGTGCAATCTGAAGCTGACGCAAACAGAAATATGACTGAAGGCGGTCGCGATCTGATGAAAAGCGTGGGTAAAGCAGAAGAGAACAAATCGGACAGCTGGTTTAACTAAGCGATGTCAGTAACTTCAAGCCTATGATTCGTGAGTATAAAAAACCCTCTGTAGTAACAGAGGGTTTTGTTCATTCATAGTACAGGGTTCAAATCATTCCCACTCAATTATTTACGACAATCATAACCAATTGAGTGATAACATTTTTCCAAAACTTCATTTTTCTAGTACCGTTTTATATACCGTCACCGGAAATCAGTACCATGAAAAATGCCATGCTATCTGGTCAGGGTGTCGTATTGTTTTTCGCAGACTCTTCCGGCTTCGGCTGCCCGGTCAGCATACTCTGCCAGTTGTCTGTTTCTCTCGAGAGATTTGCTGAGCACGTCGGCAAGCAAAACTCCGGTGTCTGCGGCTGACGTCCCAGCGCCGACAATGGCGTTATACTGCCTGAGCTGCTCACGGATGGCAAAGAGTTGTTGCTGCAACCGGCCAGCGCGAACGGCAGCATCAAGAGCATCATTGCGCGCCTGGTCGATCCTCTGCTGCGCTTCACGTTCATTGATCGATTTCTCCTGTTCGTAGTGCTGACGAACTACCTCATCTTCAGCTTTGCGGTCTTCCTTCGCCTGCGCATACCCGGCATCGTACTGACGACTGCCGTGTGCATTCCAGGCTACAACTCCTGATATGACCAGAACAGCAAGCATCGCCATGATAACCAACTGTTTCCAGTATGTTTTTGCGAATGCCCAGATCATACCGCCAGCACCTTACTGGCAGTGATGTATCGCGCGCGCCGGTCATCAATGCCGTTCCGGCCACCATTGATAAGCAGAGTTACACGTGCAATATCTCCGGTATACTTCATGCAGCCTTTGCTGGAGAAGAACCACGCCGCGCTACGAGCCGCGTATTCGTCCTGCGCCAGCAGTTCAGGACTCTCCAGCAGGTCAACCTTAAGACCGTTTCCACAGTCACGATAGTTATTCAAACCGGTAATCTGGATAAGTCCGCGCCCACGGTAGTTCCAGCCGTCACCAGGGGCATTGTTCCCCATGCGTTTGCTGTACACCAGATTGGCGATCGCTCGCTGGCGCTCGAGTGGCAATGGTGGCTCACCAGCACGTCGCCCCAGTGCATTAGCCTGCCCCTGAGTGAGACGCCCAGCCCGAACGAAGTTAGCCAGTCCGCTGACGCTGTAGTTGAAATTCTCCTGCAACCGGGTGAAGCCCACAGACTCATGCCCGACCTGAGCAATAAACATTGCCAGATCTTCTGGTTTGCTGATACCAAACTCTTTCATCGCAGAAGTTATATGCGAGAACCAGCGTGCGGCCAGCGCCTCGCTAATACCAGCAGCTCGCTGGAATTGTTTAATCTCCATGTTTAGACCTCGATATTTTGAAAATCTGAACAACGTTACCGCGTGTTTTAATAACCGCGGCAAGCATGACAGCGTTGATAATGACCTCAGATAAATCCACAGCCATTGGCGTGCGTAACCAGATTGCATAAGCGACACGAACTGGAATGCTGGCCGCAGCAACAATCAGGAAATAAGCAAGCCACCCACCCCATCGCCTGTGTTGAGAACCGTTTCTCCGAAATGTGGCAACTCGAACTGCTATACCGGCGCAAATAACCGCATTGGTGATAAGCAAAAAAAGCTCATGAGTTACCATCGTCTTTTCTCCCCGGAATTAACTCGCGTGGATTATCGGAACGGTGATAGAGCCAGATCCCAATTCGCACAGCGACGATTGCTGACACAAATGCACCGGCAGAGAAAACAATCCCTTTCTCGAAAGAATCCTGTGTGATTGTAGGGATCAGGCTGGCTATGCCGATAAGAATTGATGCTGCTGGTTTGTAGAATAGAAGTCCGCAGAGAAAGCTAAGCATCGACAAGAGCACGCGACGACGAATGGGATACTCTACCGCAGAGGTAACAAAAATCACCGCCCCAGCCAAAGACCCCAAAGCAACCTCAGGAGGAACTCCTGCTATCACTGCCGCCAAAGAACTCATGCTAAGCCACTGATTTAAAGTTTCACTGGTTAGTTGAGCTGACATGTTTTCCACCGTTTATATGCATAACTACCTCCTGAACAGTAAAGCATTACGCATGATAAACCATTTATGGTTTTTTGTTACCCAATATTACCAATCCAATTCGCGATGGTCAAAACATATCCACAGCGGTAAGTTTGAGTGTTTTCATTTCCAAAACTTTATACAATAATATATGCAGTCTGTTATTTTTACGCACAATAAAAACACGATACCAGCTATTTCGCCATAAATACAATTTCCTTTAATGCTGCCAACAGTGCCTGCAAAACATATAACAGAACACATAAATAACAGGCATAATATAGATTTAATAATCTAAGTGCATATAAATATCATTTAAGAAGTTAAGAGCATTATTATAATAACAATAACCCCGCTGTTTTATTCGGGGTTATTGCATTTATTATTACATTGACATTAATATAAACATGGCTAATTCGTCATAACGAATTCCGTAGCGTCCTCCTGCTTTTTTTACAAGAATCATATCTCCTGTTTTATATTGAGAATAAATTTTCTCACCTGTATCAGGATCTGTGCTCTCTTCAGTTATCACCTCTTCATCCCATACGTCAGGCCATTCATCGTAACACCAAAAAGCATATTGCTCAGGGTTTAAACCATGCTTTCTAAGAATATCCCCTACGGTTTGAGCGCCAACGCCAAAATGATACCTGGACGACTCAATTCCTTTGTGATTAATTGAGTCATTAAATTTAAATTTATAGATGACTGACTTTATTTCAATAGCGGCATTACGCTCTGCATTAAGAATATCATATCTTGTTTTAAGAGTTTCATCTGACGTATTGATTGACCCGGTTCCTGCATAGATAACAGAGCATCTGTTTGATGGCTGTCCAATAGCTTTAACATTATCATCAACAGGAGCTATTTTATTAGCATCTGCCAACCACCAGTCTGTTCCATCAGCGTGACCGATTCTTACTCTTATCCCACTTCTAATATTTAAACTTCCAGTATTACTCTGTAAATTACAATCTCCTGAAGTTGGTCCAAGCAGTACAGTTTTACCAACACCACATACTACTCTGGCATTTCCTTTTTGTGATACGAGTCTTGACTCACCTCCTGACTGCTCAGGAAGAGATTTATGGTCTATAAATGCATCGCGGGGGTTAAATACACCGTCTCCAGAATTATATCTTCCTCCTGTATAGTTGTTAAATACAGGACCCCAGTCAACGCCATTGCCTTCAGAGCACCCGACCATTCTAAGCACTCGAGTATTCCCTGCTGCATATGGTAATGAGCTTGTTGATTGCCGGGAAGCTATCATACGTGCTCCATAACCAATAGCATTACCACCATTTATAGTTACATATGCTGGCTGGCTTTCGAAATATGTACTGTAAAAGTTCATATTTCCACAGTCATGTAGATGAATAAGAACATCATCCCATCCCTGAATGGTTCCTGCATGTACCTGTACACCGCGAACTGGTTCCCCTGAAACCTCCATACACTCTGATGGTCGGCTGAATGGTTGAGACAGGTATTGCGATGTGGCAAGCAGATGTGTGTGGTGATACAGGCTGGTAATGTAGCAATCGAAAAATTGCGTTCCCGCCATACCAAAGTTATCTATGTCATTTCGCCGTATAGTAGAACCTACTGTTGCCTCAGAAGCGTTAGACACTCCAGTAAATACTAACTTATCACCGGATACGGATAATCCTGAATAAGTGAAATTCCTGCCTCCAGATCTTAAAACCCCGGACGTTTCGAAGGTGTGGCTTGCTGACCATGGGATTTCGATAGTGCTGGACGTTACCGCTGTAATTCGGAATACATCATGGGCGCGGATCGAAACACCCTTGAATCCCTGGAATCTACAGTGATAATAGTTTTCATCCTCGCCCTGAGCGGCCAGCGTGCCAGATACAGGAATGTTCGTTTTTAAAAGTGCCGTCTTGCGCCAGTATCCAACCACCTGCAAATTGCGGTATTCATTGCCAAAAGACGCACGTGACCAAATACCTACATCCCACTCATCGCCAAGACCGGTATTTGCAATGTCTTTATAACCATCCAGCCCATTGAAATATGGAACAATACGAAAGTTCTCAAGGCGAACACATCCTGTCTCTGGCATCAATATTGCGGCAGAGAATGGTTTAAGCGTGGCTCTTGTAGCCCCATTAGCATCACCGTTAGTAAAATCCAATAAATCATATGATGACGCAGGTGCCGTTGTTGTATACGGGTCTTCGGAAGATGGATTAGAAACCACACCACCACTAACATCCATATTAGAAACACAATCTACAGTATATTTTTTATTTCCTACACCGTACATCAGGAATGTGGTCCCTGTGGTAATATCAGGAGCAAATGTTGCAGTATATCCAGAGACCCATTTGCCCACACCAAGACCAATTATCCCACCACCAGAAACAGGTGTTAACGTATCCGTTATTACATACGCATTATCAGTACCATAAATAACCTTTCCTGTGTTAATGGCAGCTTGCCACGCGGCCCAGTCTATTGACTGAGATAATGAGTCAACAAAAGGATATAAGGATTTTGCTTCAGAAATTGAAGAAAACCTCTCAGATAATGGATGATATTTCCCATCCCCAATTGCTCCGAATTGTTTTACATTTAAGAAAAGAGCATTGTTTTCATGCTGAGTTATAGTTACAGCCCCGGCAAATGGCTGCCTTACACCAATTAATGCATCACCTTTTCCTTCTCCTGCGCTAGATAATTGCAGAAGAACATCTGCGGCACTGCCAGAAGGCACAGGTACACCTATAGGTTTACCATTGACGATACCAATGACAGTTTCTTCCAGTAAATGAACTGGAGGAAGTGGTTCAATAAAATTATCTGGAACCCGTAATGTCCTGTTAATATTCACATTAACAATATTATCAACATAATTCTTTGTAGCTGCATCTTGAGGCTTGGAAGGATCGCGCAAATTGCGGATGTAATTATTCAAAGCATCGTAATAGTTTGCCACAAATGATGGTTTGCGCAGCGCCAGGCTAAACCAACTGCGGACTTGCTGTATCAGCATCGTCAGCTTATCTAACGCGTCTTCATGCACCTCAGCGAAAAACTTTCCCTGATTTCGCAGATCAGTTTCCTGCGTAACCGGTAGCTCTCGTGATATAGAAATCTGATAACCGTTAGCTAACGCCTTCGACAGAATTACATTACCGCCATTATATCCACCAGCCCCAGTGACAGTGTAATCAGTATCAAGAGCCAGCACAGCGATATTTTCGTCAAGGTCAACCACCTGTACTGCCAGATCAGATTCCTTGAAAACCCTAAAAGTATACGGAAATGATGTCGTAACGCCGTTACCTGTGTATTCGTTGTGGTCAACTTCGGTTGAGACCGTCATGTTAAATCTCCAGATAGTCGCAGCACCCGTTGCGCCGCATATCCGGTTATTCTATTACCTGAAAAACCACATATGGATAGATAACCCATAAATACGAACAGATATTACCTTTCAGGTGATTCGCAAAACGTGCTGGATAGCAAACAAATTATTTGATACTGTATAAATATACAGTTATTGCATGGAGAAGATTAAGATGCAGCAGTATCACTATCCACTGGAAGACGGATTTACCGAAAGGATTCACACGCCGGGAGGCGTCAGGTCACTGGTGGAGGGATCGCACTTGATGAAATTACTCCGGGATCTCGATAAGGATGGATTTAATGTCGATGGCCCACTTGCCGAACTGACTGCACTGATTAACTACGTCACCAGCTCACAGATGTCTATGCGGGATCTGCAAACACATCTCGACTATTGTGCCGAACAATTACGAAAACAAACCACATAAAGAAAAGGCCGCAAGAGCGGCCTATCGTTTCGCTTTGTGCTCGTCCCAGCACGTTTTGCACCATGCCATTAAGCCATCCGCATTTTGATTATTAGGGTAAAAACTGGTTCGTTTTCTGCGGACATTACAAATTGGGCACCACTTCATATGGCGTGTATTCTTTGGGCCATCGAGACACCTTGCACACCACTTAGTCAATCCATCTGGATTTTTTGACGATTTCCTGAATTTTCCATATGGAAGGGTTATTCTGCATCGCAAACACTGCTTGCGGGCACTTGAAACTTCGTTAGCTGATTCTTCTTTTGACGGCGATACAGAAGGTATTCTTGCTGGCTCTGATACTGCCTGAGGTGCTTTTTTAGGTGACTGAGACGATGTGTCATCACCAGGGAATCTTCCATGATATGCCGGACGCGTTGACACTCCAGGTGGAAGCTCTGCTGTAAATGGCTTTGGCTGAATCAGTTGCCTCTCTTTTGCTAACTCCTGCTGTTTATAATATGTCTGGATTACCGCACTATCATAAGCAGGAGGTGCGGAAATATTAGGCGCATTACCTCCAGTTTTTTGAAACTGAGTAGAGGTGTGTTCTATCACCTGTGTACGATTAATCGTTATCTCCCCATCTTCGGTCTTTATCGTTTTGTTATGATTAACGACCGTACGATCAGAGATCTTAGTCTTGTTCTGGTTGATAACGTAAATAATCACCGCAACCACACCAACAACTATCCAGAAAACTTCCATTGCTTTTCCTCACAATAATATTACCTTAAAGGTAATATCTTGCTTTCAGGTGATCAAGCGTTAAACGCAATCAACCAAATACGGTTGATTTTTATATTTATCAGCGTTTATCATTACCTTTGCGGTAAATTTACATCGCACTCCTCTTGTGCCATAGTAATCGGGCACTGGCAAAATCCAGTGCCGGGATTGGTCTCCCGGATTACTAAGTGGCGCATACCACGCCAGACGTGGTTTTTTTATGCGTATAGCACAGTCATGCCAGAATTATGGTGGGCTGAATGGGGGTCCGAAAGGACGCCGGTACCACTTAGGCCGGTAAGACCAACTCCGTTCAGTTCACCACCATCTGATTGGTCTCAGCGGTGGTGATGTAATTCGCTAAGTGGAGACGCCATCATGAACGCTCAACTCATCCCCGTATTCAACGGCACTATATCTAACGAAACAGCCCTACTTTGTAATGCCCGCGATCTGCACGCTTTTTTAGGTGTTAAAAAGGTGTTTGCAGCATGGATTACAAATCGCATATCAGAATATGAATTCATTGAAAATCAAGACTATATTTTGCTTTCCAATTTGGGAAAGCAAACATCTGGTAGAGGCGGCCACAACCGCAAAGAGTACCACCTCACCCTTGATACAGCCAAAGAGCTGGCGATGGTCGAGCGTAACGAAAAAGGTCGCCAGGTGCGACGCTACTTCATTGAATGCGAGAAACGTTTAAGACAACAAGAAACAAAAGTGGAGAAGGTCTTGTCAGGCTTCATGCCCGCCATTATGGAGGCGATCAAGCTGGAAGACAAAAAAGAATACAGCGCCCCACTGAAGCCCGGCTACCGTAGCCTGATTCATTCTCCGTCTGGTGTTCTCGGCCTGACGGAGAACTCACTGCTGATGAATTTGCTGAACCAGTTACAGGAAGACGGGCATGACGTATCGGGCGCGGCGGCGGAACTGACCACCATGTTCTGCTACATCGTTGGTGTGAGTAAATGCCTGCGTGATATCCAGACGCACGCGGAGTACATCAACGACAAGGCAGGGTTCTTCTGACGGGCGGCGGCACAGGGATGTGCTTCTGACATAATCATTTGCGGTGTGATGTAGATTCACGTAAGATTACCTTAAAGGTAAACCATGAGTTTACATGAGGGGGGAAGCATGGAACTGAACATCATCACATTAATGAAAGCGCTTATTGGCGGTGCAGGAAGTGGCTTTGCTCTTTCTGGCGGGCTGTCTATGATCATACCTACTTTCACAGTGACGACTGGCGTTGCCTACCTTTTTGCCATTACTGGCGGTCTGGCTATGGCAGGTACTTACATTTTAAAAAAAATGAGTTCCGGTAGTGCAGACTGAGATCGTACAAGAATCACATTGGTACAATCCACAGACCGCTCAGGAGCTGGCGATCTTTTATTGTATCCTTTGCATTGTGTATATAGTAATCCACCTGATATGGGATTTTCTCTCAAAAGAGACTGGTAGGTTTTCTGTTGTTAACCTTCAGTACAAACTGAATGAGGTATATTCATCAACCACATTCGCAACGAGTGGTTTTTTCCTCGTTATGTTATGCGACATGAATAACCCTCTTAGAACATCAGATGCGTTTATCATACCGCTTATCTTGGCAATGCTTACTGGATTCATGATATCAATATCCGCAATAGCGCCAAAAAAAGTTAACATTTAAGCCCGCACTGCGGGCTTTTTTGTGTCTGCGGATTCCCGCCCTGGCGGCGGTGGCATTCGTTAAAAACAAGGCCGCGAAAGCGGCCTGTGACATGTCACGATAGTTCAGTTTTGCACATCCCTGTGCCGCCGTTCTGTCAGAAGAACCCTGCCTTGTCGTTGATGTACTCCGCGTGCGTCTGGATATCACGCAGGCATTTGCTCACACCAACGATGTAGCAGAACATGGTTGTCAGCTCCGCCGCCGCGCCCGATACATCATGCCCGTCTTCCTGTAACTGGTTCAGCAGATTCATCAGCAGTGAGTGCTCCGTCAGGCCGAGAACACCAGACGGAGAATGAATCAGGCTGCGGTAGCCGGGCTTCAGCGGATAACCATAACATTTTGTCTGTGTTTTAATTGCCTCACGAAGCGCATCTAACATCTTGACTGCCACTTCATCATTCTCTGATGCAGATCCAGCAGGGAGATACTCCCCTTCAAGCGGAACCCGAGCAACAAGAGACAACGCTTCGGCGAATTGATCTTCATCAATTTCTTTGTACGAACAGCCAAAATGAGATTTCAGTGACGACCACATGGTGATCATCGCCTTAGCCTGTTTTTCTTTTGGCAGAGACTGACCGCGACTCATGACGAGTTGTTTAATGGCTTCCTGCTGTTCAGTGGTGATTTTACCCGGCAACGCCTTTTTAGCTTTGCGTGGGTTAACTACATGGCCTTTAGTCCAGTAATCGTAGAGCACATCGTCACACTCTTCCTGATACTGGATTACCTTGTCGCGGATTTCAGGGCGTACTTTGTTTGGACTGATGCTGTTCAACCAAGCTGCCAATTTTCGTAAAGCCATACAAATCATGGCTTGCACCCCACCGGCAGAAGGTATGGTGATTTCCACCATACCCTTCGAGAAGCGTTGAGAAATCTTCTTATGTTGAGATTTCCAGTCTAGCCCCATTCCCTCAACGATAGGTTTCATTGGGGTATACGGTTCACCGTTGTGATTGACAACATAAAGCTCTGCGCCGTGGAATGGCACGTTGATAGTAGATACCGCTGTTGCTATACTCGTCATGTCGTTAATTCCTATACGTAGTTTTACGATACTGAAGCCCTGACGGTCTGGCCACCGTTGGGCTTCGCTGTTTTATGCCACGCTATTCTTCTCACCAGTGAGTCCATACACTTTCCTCAGCTGATAGATAATCTCTGTATTGAACTTTCGGCATTCTTTTTCGCCATTTCTTTCAATAGCTAACTTCACATCGTCCGGAAAACGAACTCGTCGTTGACACATCTCTTTTGCTTTTTGCATTTCATATCTCCTTAGCCCCACGGTGGGGCAAAACAATTGTCACACCGTGCGTCATTGATGTCAAGCACACGGTGAGGCATACTTCAATCATTGCAAGTAACTCAATATTTGGTGAAGAACATGAGCAGAGAAGATCCACAACTAAGGATCAGACTTCCCGTTGAAGTAAAAGAAAAAATAGAAATTTCTGCAAAAGCCAATAAGCGATCAATGAACGCTGAAATAGTACAACGTCTTGACACCAGCTTTCTGAAAGATATTCATGAAGATGACGTAATTTCTGCTTATGAAGCAAAAATTATTGCAAACAATGCACGGCATGAAATATCAAATATTATTTTCAAAAGAACCTTTAATGAAATTAATAAGAAAATAACACTTGGACATACAAGTTTTTATATAAACCTTAATGACCTTGAACTGGAATCACTTGCAGATAATGATTACCAGATCATCTTTGAAAAAACATTTAATAAGCTCAATGAACTAGGTTACATCATCTGTGAAAACTCATGGGATGCAGATGGTTTTGGAATTGAAATACCTGAATAGGAAGAACAAAAGGCGTGTACATATTACACGTCTTTAATACAATTGAAAAACGCCACATTACTGATGTATGTTACAACAAGGAGCGATATTTTGAAAACCATATCTATATTAAAGGTTGCATTAGGCGTCGCTATTATTTTGACTCTCTCAATATTGTTTTATTTTTACCACAAAAAAAATGCTATTGCTCTTGATGGTCACGCGGCAAACTCATTTTTCTCAGAGTACATAGTGCCGCTATCAGGAAGCGGTATAACAAATAAATATACTGACTATGACATCAAATATGGAATTGATGATGGGGAGACTATTGTATTACATGTAATCATTAAAAACCTAATGACAGTAAATAAAAATACAGACTTCAACGATAAAAATACAATACATCACAACAACAGCAAAACATTAATTTCTTATAGTAGCAACATCTATACGGATAAATACCTAAAATACATCTCAGAAGATACAATAAAAGCAACCAGCGAAAAGTTAAAAAACATATATTGTGCATCCGGCAGTTTTCACAAATTATCGCCGCAGGAGCGTTTATTCTACGAAGCAAGAAAACAACGTAAGTCAATAATATTACATTATTATGCTGATTCAGGGGAGTCACTCATATTTAATATTGGGGTTTCCCCTGAATCATGCTAAAGGCGTTTAACTCACCGCATCACCGGATCCACCTGGTTTATTAGTGGCGCAATCCAGAACAGGTTATTGCCTGGTATCAGAGTTCGGACATTATGCGCAATACGATCACCGGCATCACCATTCAACACTCCTGCGGTCACATCAATGATGCTATCCGCAAGACCAAATGACGGTCCGAATAGAGATCCTACGAATCCACGACTGGCATACCTAGACTGTGTGCCAGTGCCAAATAAAGCCCCCAGCCCAACAGCACCACCAGTAGCCTTTTCAGCCATGTTGTTATATTCTATCAATGGCCCAAGAATACCGGATCTATCTATACCCTCAAGCACCAGCTTCTCTGGTGACCAGTCAACATTTTTCCCTTTCGATGCTTCTTTTAGCGCATAGACCAGTGAGCCAAGAGCAATCTGAAATGCAGTGCCATAATAAAATTGCGCAGTTCCTTCCTGTAACCCACCAAGTAGCGCACGGTTGTATGAAGCCGTTGTGAATGATTTAAACTGAAATATCGTTCGCCCCATTGGAGTACTCGCCCATAAAGGTGTGTCACCAATACCGGGGGTGATGATAGTGTTATTAACGTCTTTCAGAACCGCTGACTGGAATACTCCGGCAACGTACTGATCGTCCCATTTATCAAAGTTACCAATGTGCCATCCATCAATTACCTCACCATGTTTCTCGAACTCACTGCGAATACGCGCAGCCATATTGTCGTTGATACCGAGTTTTGCCATGCGACGTGCAGAAAACGCACCGGACAAAATACCGTCTGACGTGAGCATTCCGTTCATGGATTTGTTTATGTCATTAAATCGATCCATGAGTGTCAGCTTGCCGAAGGCATCAGTAATTCGCTCCATTCCTGCTTCGACTGCTGTTGTCCTGGAAGAACTGTCAACAAGATCACCAATTGCACGAGAACGTGAATGTAGTACAGCTTCCAATCCAATCCCCATCTTCAACATATCTTCTTTGCTGGCCTTAAATGCCGGTGATTGGGATATCTGAGAAGCATAGCCTTTCATGGTGTTACGGAAACCATTAACCATAACCCCTCTGGCCAGATCTGGAATAGCTGATACTGTCATTCCACCGAGTTTGGTCGTGAAGTTCACATCCCGCAGAAAAGCGCCAGCACGAACAAAAAACGAAGACGGATCATCAGGCATCCCATATGTACCAACAAGACGATCGCGTAATGCTGTTATGTCTCTGAGATCATTTGCTCTTGATTTTGAAAGTCTGGACTGTTCTTTCCGTAATTCCTTTTCGTACTTTCGCATTAATGAATCGAGTTTACCCTGAGGAACAACTTCACCATTGCTCTCATAACGTGCTTTCAGATTTGCCACACTTTCGTCATATTTCGCCTTTATTTTTTCAGGCACTTCCCGTAACAGACTGTCATATTCGTCCTCAATTAATTGCAGACGCTCAGTCATAGTTCGTTTGCCAAATGTTCTCGTCAACTCAATTTCTGCTGCCGCTTCACGGATATGACGTTGCAGCACGTAATTCACATCACTTTCAAGATAATCCCTGATAAGACTATCAGGAACATTTAATGTTCTTTCTTTCGTACTACCTGCGGCTTTTACAGAAAATACGCTGACAAAATCCTGTGGAACCTTAGCACCAGTAATTTTATTAATTACGATATCCGCTGCAATTTCAGCATCCTCAGGATCCAGTGTTTTATTTCCTCTCGACCACCAGTCAACCAAAATACGTCGAAATTTATCGCGTTCACTGATTATTTTTCCAACTTTATATATGCGTGGGAAATAGCTTGCCTGGCCTAATGCTTTCAGTTCTTCATCTGGCGGCAATAAACCAAGCTTTTGCATTTCAACTTTCACCCGATTTAATACAGTTCGCATCGCCTGCGCCGTTTCCTGAACAACAGGATTAGCATGCACATCACCGCTTCGCATAGCATTCCCAACCTGCTGACGAAATGAATCAAAACTCATGTCACCACCATCAGCTTTATACTTTGCGTATGCCTGTTTATTTCCGACAACAACAGCAGCTTCTTCACGCTGCCATCCACGTGTACGGGTTTCTACAGCTACCGGTGTTTCAATCCCCCTTTCATTTCCTTTAAGGGTGAAATTATTTTCGGCTAACTCCAGCGTTGTTTTTCGCACCGTCTTGGACGGAGACTCCATTAACCTTGTCAAAGGAGTAAGATAGCTCCCTGCTTTCCATGCAGCCTTTCCAACCCACCCACCGGAAACAGGGGTTAAATCATCCAGAGTCGCTGTATCAATTTTCATAGCACCAACACTACCACCATCGGAAAGCGAAGCGGCAGCCCTGTCAGTCACTGATGTAATGCTCATATTATCAAGAGCATCAGCAACCTCACGTGTGGCTGCAGCCCGGACGGATGGCGAAAGCGCAACACCAGCACTGGCAAACACGCCGCTCATCATCGCACCCGCTGCAACGTGAGCGGCACTTTCACCCCATGAGCGTGTTATTTGCTGATTATTCAGTACAACCTCGCTTAATGCTGTACCGGCAGCACCAATCGCAATCTGTGAGCCAATACGCGCCAGTGCCCCTCCTTGAGCACCGGGAATAAACATTGACGCAACAGTAACCGGATCCATTCCCGCAGCAATACTGGCAAGGGTTCCAACTACGCCAGCATCAGACAATAAACGTCTGTCTTCATTTTCATCATCTATCTGCTGCTTAATCCACGCCGTTTCCTCTGGCGATCGGGAATCTGCAAATTTCGCCCCCCAGTATTCATAACCGTGCAACTCATTTTTATCAGCATATGGGTTATAACCCTCGACCGGTTCAAACTGTCTGGCTGGGCGGAAAAAACCAGACAGAATATTGTTCTGTCGCATTGCAGCCCCCCATACGGAAGGCTCAGGTGGCAATGGCTCAGGATTAGCCCCTTCCGGAAGGGCAACATCAAACCCAGTTTGTTCCGGCAAAACATTACCTGACGGGATCAGTCCGTTATTAAGATCTTCAGCTTGTGCATAAACTGGCATTATTTAGATCCCCACGAAAAGTAATCTTTAAATTTGTCCATACGTTCGTTATGCAGGCGCTGATACTGCTCATCCAGAGCGCGATGCTTGTCTTTGAAGTTTCGTATAGCCTGTCCACGCATAATTTCTTCCTGCTCGTACTGCTCCCGTTCCTGCTGCATTTTCTTATAAGGTTCCCAATCTTCTAGTGATGGTTCCCAACGCATAGGACGCCCATGTTTGTTATAAAACGGCTGGACCCGATCGATGCCATTTTCATCCTTAGTTCTTACCATAATGGCGTAATCACCATTACGGGGTGTTAACACGTCAGGGGTTATGAATAATTCTCCATTAATACGACTCTCAGGGGTTTTTGTCTCAACTACAGGAGCATTACCTGACGTGATCCCAAGCAACGTCGGACTGGTTGTTATAATCTCTTTGCGCTCACCGTACATCAGCCGTTCTTTTTCAGCTTTCCACTGCGCCGCCTGCCAGCCTGACGGCCCATATTGATAAAGCGCCTCCGGTGCATATTTCATAAACTGCGCTTCTCCGTTAACCTCGCTGATACTCCAAGTGCGGGCTATCTGCTGGTTGGTCATTTGCTTCGCTACGTCAGCGTTACCACCAGCAACGCGGTAGTTAATGTCATACATCGTCTGATAGTCATTACGGAATCTAGCTGCTTCCGGCGTCTGGTCATCCGCAGACGGATCCCAACGGAACCACTGCGCCATATTGCTGACAGCAGAATTCATCGCCTTGCTGCGATCATTTTTGTACTCTTTTGAACTCTGCGTTGATGCCAATTGAGCTTTAAGTGCATCGGTCTGGTTGTACGTAAGGTTCTGCGCCTGCTCGATAGCCGCATCAGCAGACATGCCAGAATCAGTTAGTTGCTTAACAGTCAGATAAAAACCCTGCATATCCTTCGGCATATTTCCAATAGATGCATTGTCTGTTTCATATAACCGACTAAACAGTTCCGCCGCATTTTTAACCACTTCCTGATTGCTGGATCGGGATACTGCTGAAAGCTGCGTGATGACCTGCGAAGGCATTATGCCAGTCTGAGCCACAAGCCGAACAACCCCATCATGAGTGGAGACATCATTAATACGAAAGTTCTGCGCCATTTCTGTGTAATCAGCAGCTTTCTGCATTGACTTGTTGCTTGGGTCTAATTTTTCACCTATTGTCAGCGCCTCATTGAATCTGCGTGAATCCCGTTGCGCCTGAATTGCTTCATTTGATCTCTGAAGCAATGCAGACAATTTTCCGTAAGCATCGAGTTTTAACGCATAGTGAGGATCGTTAACCTCAGGCTTCACTTTCTGCATTTCTTCTTGCTGCTGAGAAGGAGGCAAATACTGAATTGCCTGGAATATTCTCGCGTTATCAATCGCTATATCCAGTTGATTGATTATTTTATCTGCGTTTTTTCCATACCCCCTGATGATGGTCTCCTGAGCCGGTATATAATCTGGAACCTCACCGTTATATAGCTGGGCCATGGTGTTATTAATAGCTGGCTCAAGCTGTTCTAATATTAACTTCCTTTGCTTTTCTATCTGACTATTAGCAAGGTTATCTATTTGATAAATAGTCAGTGGATCCATTCCAGTTTTATTTTTTCTATATCGGGAAAGCCACCCTTGTGTTTCTGATGGAAGATTTCGGATAAATTCTTCTTCTGATATTTCACCTTTACGTGGATCACCGACTTTGGCGATCAGTTTATCCACGTTACCCATCCCCCAGTTATATGCTGCTCCGGTCAATATTTCTGAGCCGTACTTACCATACAGTTGATTTACATAGTCACTGGCAAGCATTTCATGCTGTTGTTCGTCCGTAGGGTTGTATTCAACGCCACGTTTGGCCGCCAGTTCTTTCCCTGTGCCCGGCATTAACTGGTATTTCCCCTGGGCCCTCTCTCCAGAAGATGTTTTCGGTCCTTCAAGAATACTACCATCAGGATTAAAATGACGATCACCTGATTCAACAAGGCGTATGGCACGCATGTCCATGCCTCCAGAATCATTTTTCTGAAACTGACCATTTAACCATCCTTCCGGATTAGCAGCGGCATAATTCTTCGCCCGCATTTCTGTGGCACTGCGATCATCACTTTCTATTTCTTCCAGAATGCGTTCTTGTGACCATCCCCTGGCTGCTCCATATCTGGCAATGGCTACCATTCTGGAATTTCTGGCTAAAGTGGCAGTTTGCGGGTCATTCCAGGCATCCGCTTCATTTTGTATCCATAATTTTCTCGTTGCCTGATATTGCTCATCTTCATAGGCATTTGTCTGCCCTATCTCATGTCTGAGAACTCCAGTACTGAACTGAATTTTCTGTGTTCTGGCTTGTTGCAAAAACATATTTCTTGCTGCTTCATCAGTCAATGAAGCAGCTATTTCTTCCACATCCTGATCAAATCCAGATATGTACTCTTGCCCCTTACCAATCGCATTTTTGCCTTGTTGTGCATAAAAACCGGTTTGAGGGTTATAAAGACGTTCATTGCTGCGCTGATTAAGCTGAAGGATGGCATCCTGAGACAATGCAACATTCGCTTTCTGCCTGGCTTCACCATATGCCACCGCATACTGATCTGCGACATTCGCCAGCACCTGACCTGCTTGAGGAACATCGAAGGTTTGAAAACCACCGGTTTGCACACCACGACTTTGCACCTGGCGTCCGGATGTAGTAGGAACAACAGGCATCAGTAACCTCCTATTTTGAATCGGGAGTCAGAATTCATAAAACCTGAGTTAGATAACATTGGCGTCCCACCACTAGATGTACTTCCTTTAGAGAACGGGCTCCACGTTCCGCCGCCCATCTGGTATGCACCGTATGCTTTTAGTGGTGCCGTTAACAAAGTGCTGGTCATCGATGATTTAGCAGCCGACTGAGCAGCAGCCCCCTGTGCCTGAGCATTCATTCCCTGAACCTGATACCCATATGCCTCACGCTGAGCATTATTCACTGTCGTTAACGCATCAAGAGTGCCGAACTGAGCATTATCCGCAAAAACGTCAAGAGCTGTTCCGCTACTTAATTCCGCACCGGTAGCCCCCATAGTAGCCGCCGCAGTGCCTGAGCGTTGACGCATTTCACGACGACGCTGATCCGCTTCAATATTCCCACGATTGATTGAATCCTGTGCCTGAGCTTCAGCAATTTCAGCATTCCGATCTGCTATGGCTGACTGGTATTTTGCCTGCTTGCTCTGGCTGTACATTGACGCTGCTGTGGATGCCACTGTGACGGCAACCAAAGCGATGGCTGGGTTACACATTATTTTCTCTCCATGTGAAATCTGTGGAAATTAAGACCAAGAGCACCATAAGGCGCGGCTTCTTCAAGCCTGAATCCAAGCCAGTGCAGCCATGCTTTGGCAACATGGTTTCGCTCGTCGACGTAGTTTTCCAGGCGCGGATAAACTGCCAGCATCTGCTGCAATACAGGTCGGCAGTGGCGAAGAAATGTCTTCTGATATTTTTCAATACGGCTGGTTCCGACCAGCCAGGGTGTACCATTGCCACCGATCATTGACGCCGGAGATACACCAAACATGGTTACCAGTTCTCCGTTCGCGAACCCTGACCAGGCCATAGTCGCAGTGCGAAGACCAACACGCAGCGCATCTTCGGTAGTCATCAGCGATACCGCATACAGTTCGTCAATATCAGCCTGACGAACATCCGGCAAAATCATCTGAAGATGCTCTTCGGTGGCGGGAATAATTCGAACATCGATCATCAGAATCCCCCAACAGTAAGACGAGGAATAACGGCAAGAACAGACAGCGGCAACGGGTCAAGCTGACGGATTCTTACACGTCCGTTTTTGCCCCAGTTACTGTCCAGTTTCACTTCTACTTTTCCGGTAGCGTCATCAACAGGATCATCGTAGAACTCGAATTCACGCTGTGGATATTCGTACCATTTACCGCCGGGCGTAGTCGCCCAGATGCCACGACTGGCATTCACAACCAGAGTAACGGACTGGATCACCTGTTTTTTGTCCAGCAGCGTTTCCTGTCCGTTAATGTTGATATCCAGTGTTTCGAATTCAGCAGTTATTGGCAGGCCGATGTGCACAACAGCCCCCGGTGATTCCAGCGTGACGGCACCTCCGGAAACCACTTTCTGTGGTTCCACGTTCGCATCAGAGAGAATGTTTACGGTCTGGCCTTCAAGATGAGACAGGCCTCCAAATGTCCGGCGCGCCATCTGCCAGTTCGTGGTAGCCACATTCCTGAGGGATGGCGGGACGTTCCTGTTAGCACGAACCACTACAGCGGTATTGCTGGTTACAGAAATGATGTCGCAACGTAATTCTTTTGACACTTCATCGCCAGTATCAGGATCAGTTCCGGTATAAGGGAACTGTAGTTGCGCGCCGACATCACTACTGGTGAAGTACGCACCACCAGAAACACTGATTGTATATTCCGCACGGTAATCCCATTCACCAGAACCACCAGTGATGGTCATCGTTCTGTCAGACGTATTTCTTCCATCATAGCTAAGGCCAGAATCAACAAAGAAAGCATCTTCATCGCTGGTAAATAAACGGCTGGACAGTCGCTCTATGTATCTCACTGTTTGCCCGTTAACGGTTCGGTTAACGACGAAATACACCGCATCTTCATTGCCTTCGCTGATACTGCATGTGCTTTCATATTTTCCGGTACTGGATTGTGGTGCCCATGCAAAAACCTGCTGATCACGCAAATAGGTCATCACCAGTAATTTACCGTCATCACGAATGCAGAAGGCGCTGGAGTAAGGGACAATCGAGAAGCACCAGTCAACAATGCTGTGCTTCTGAAAAAGATGATTGGCAAGGATGGTCAGGTCGTTCCCCTGATAGCCGTCAACATCGAATGAGTAGGCCAGATCACGGACAACACTGCCTTTCTCCTGGACGAACAGAGCAATATTCGCCACGGCAATTGGTGGGACATTGCTCGAGCCATTTGATCCCTGAGAGCTGAATGCAAATGATGATGGGGTAAGCACTTTGTTCTGGTCGCCAGTGATGACGTACTCACCTCCGGAAGTCAGCGCCACCAGCGAACCAACATCAATCAGGTGACGGATCTCATTAACCTGACGCCCGGCATAGGTGTAGATAATTCTGTCGTCATCCTGCGTAGGATTGCTTTTGCCAAAATCCTTATAATCCCCGGTACGGCTGGCCCAGATAGTCTGAGGGAACGCAGTCGATGCGGCGAAGTAAAGGCGTTGTTGATAATAAACAACAGTGCCAGGATAACCGTTAATACTGTTCCAGGCATATTTAGCCCATTTATAGCTGGCATTATCCTCGCCAACTACCTGCGAAGGGATATAGGAAATCACCTCGGCAGTTGCAGTAGTTCCATTTGCAGCAGAGATACGGGCAATGCCAAAACCACTGTGCAGATACTCCCACTCAATGCCGGTATCATCATCACCGGATCCGCCCCAGCCATCCCATGATGTGCCTTCTGTATGCGAAGGGCGCAAAGTGCCTGTTTTGCCTGCTGTAACGGCGCGATAGTAGTTACTGTCTGCACGGCGAATATCGCCAATCGACGTACTCTTACTGGTTTCCCATACCGGCACAGAATCCACTGCAGGCTGTTCCAGATAGAACAATTTGCCTACCTGCTCCGCGCCAAAAATTGAGGCGCTTGCCGTTAACGTAATTGTCCCGGTGCTGGCGCTGGCATAAACCGTCACTGACTCGTCAATATTGATATCTTCAAATGGCCCGTTCTTCGTTACCACATCAACCAGTTGCCAGTTGTCATGCGCATAGCGGCGCAGCTCTTTCGGCGGGTATGCCGGGTGAACCAGCGTAAGCACGTCGGCGCTTTGCGTGAATTTAATTCGGAACAGATCGGCTTCAGTATATGGCGTGGCAATTTCATAAATAACATTGCTGCTGTTCAGCACCAACGCACCATCTTTGATAACGCGCATGTACTGGTGTCCGAACTCCAGAGCATAGGTCTGAACCGTCGAGAACTGGAACGGGATCAGGCGGCATTTCCGATTTGGGTATTTGGCGGCACCGACAAAACGCGTACCAGGTCGATTCTCAACGCCGCCATACTGCCGCACGATAAAGTTATCGCACTTGCGCAATGCCACCTGGTACTTCGCCATGTCGATACGACCGTACAACGACGGTCCAATCTCACCACCGGCAAAGCTGGGCTGGATCCAACTGATAGCCATCAGGACAACCTCGCAATGGTAAACTCGTCAACCGGTGGCTGTGGTTCCTGTGATTCATTCTGGCTATGCGAGCCAGCACTAAGAATCACGCGATTGTACATATTGAGGGCAAACGTACCGAGGTCTGCATTCCCAGTCAGCGCCATGTTAATAGCTGCCGCAAGACGCCAGGCCAACGCCTCCATAAAAATGGCATCAAACATGTTCACATCTGAAACGCGAGAGACATACTTGAGCCATGCCTGCGGCTGGTCTGTGTAGATCAACTTTCCTGTTCCGTCGGTGTCTGCACCAACTTCGTACTGAACGCGCATTGCTGCTGTTGGATTGCGAACACCGGGAAGCATGATTTCAGTGATGCGCAGGCAATCAGACGGGTACTGATACGCATACGCCCAGTCAGGCGGTGGATTGCTCGTATCTGCAAGCGCCACGCGTTTGGTAGCAAAGTTCCAGTCAAAATCAGAAAGCACAGCATCACGACAGGCATCGAAATGCAGGGAACACTCCCCCGCCTCTTTGCTGGCCTCAGTCAGGCTATTGATGCTGCGACTGTTGCCGATATTCGACAGCGCGCGGTTGCAGATCTCGACAACAGAAGCCATCACTCACCCCCGTTACCGTAAAGGGTTTCAGCAGCGGATTTATCCGGCTCGCCGGTTGCAGGTGCGATCGCCATGTCGGTGATCTGCAGGTCTGCGCTACGGTTAACGCCGTCATCAGTTTCGCGGGCAGACAGTCCGCGAATTACCGCCTTAGCAGTAATCATCACTTCGGTTCCTACACCCTGCGGTTGCGCCTTGAGCTTATTCAGCGTGTCATTGTTCAACGTGATGCAAAGCCCCCATGGATATTCGTCGCGGTTTTTGGTTTCTCCGCTCTCGTCCTGGTAGCTGTCGGTGCCGGTTTTGAGGTTGACCAGTTCCATATACACTCCTGCAATAAAGGGGCCGAAGCCCCTTGTCTGATACGCGAGGCTTACACGCCCAGTTCTTTGCGCTTATCTGCGATTTTCTCGCGAAGCGTTTCGGCTTTGGCGTTATGGTGCGGCTTCTCGTTAAAGAGCAGTTCATACTCTTCGCGGATCTTATCCAGATCGCCATCTTCGGCTGCATCGTTGATGGGTTTGGCACTGGTTACGGTTTCTGCTGCTTTACCTGTAACCTTTGCTTTCGCCGCCTTCGCTGCATCGTTGATGGGCTCCAGTGCACTACCTGGCTCGCCGTCGTATTCAATTTCAGAGCCCTCCGGCCACAGGTTATTGTGGATATGAGAGAGGCGCAGAACGCGGTACTTCGGTTTCTCACCTGACATCGATATCCCCTTAGCCGGTTACTTTGGAGCGGATCGGATACGGCGTATTTGCATCAACATCTAGGTTAATGCCGGAAGTGAATTTGCCGGCCGTTAGTGGGCCAGTTGCGACGGAGTAGTTAACACGCAGATATCGCTGAACACCGGCAGGCACCTTTGCAGAAACAACTCGTTTACCTGCTGTCAGGGTAGCCTTTGCCAGTGCGCCACTATCATAAATAGTGGACCATGAGCTGTTATTCTCACTCGTCTGCAACTGGATGTTTACAGTTGCCTCACCACTTGCCGTGGCGGCTTCGTTAACCAGCGCCCAAAACTCAAGCGGGTAACCCACGCCGATATCGCGACGATTTCCATCAATTGGACCTAGATCGATTACGTCAGTAGAAGCCGCGGTATCAGTTACCGCCTGTGCTTCGGAGAACATCAACAGTTTGTCGGTGATCATCTTCTTTCTCCATTAGTGGGTCTGTTACGACCCACTGGTTAATAACAGGCGTTACACCACACGGGCTTCTGTTTCCAGAAGCGCATCAGTTTCACGGATTGGTACACCACGGAATGAAGTCCACCACTCGCCTTCTGTCTCTTTTACGCTGATCGCCAGAGATGTTTTCTCCAGAGATTGCAGATCAAGAGCCTGGCCTACAGTGCGGTTCATGTAGAACACCGGGCGACCCATTCCACGGTTTGGAATGCGATGCAGTGCTTTAACCATCAACTTCGCAATATTTGCGGCAGAGGAAGGTTCTGAAAGATTGCTGACATCGATGTTTGCAATGCGAACAACATAACGCCAGTCACGCAGAGCAAGTCCGTTGTCCCATTTGTAATGGGTGCGATAGCCTTCGTACTTGCCGCCATTAGCATCTTCCAGTGTCACCTGGCCTTTATCTTCCATCTGGATGCCAGCCTTCTGCCCTTTCGGGAAGATGCCATGCACGGTGTTTTCGCCCCACACCACTAACCAGATTGAGGTGTTATCTGTACCCGTGCCACCAGCATCAATGATGTTCTGAGCATTACCCGCAGACAGGCTGGAATAGCGGGAGGACAGTCCCATAAACTGCTGAGGGTTAACGCTGGAATCACCATAAAACAGTGTCTGCGCCATCTGCTGATTCATCGCTTCAATAAATGCGCGGTCTTCAGACAGGCGGAATTCGGCGGTATTACCGTTCAGATCAGCCAGTGACTTATCGACTTCAGCATAGGTTTCCAGCATGCCAACGGAATCGGTGACCTGCACTGTGGTTGATTTGCTTGGCTGTACACCATAGTTCAGCAAACGCCAGGTAGCTGAAGGTAAACCAGAACGAATGGTGGTTCGGTGTCCGGTAGGAAGGTTCCCTTCGACAAAAGGCATATCCTGAAGGATCGGGTTAGTTTGACCGAGAAGCTCGATAATCTTATCGACTTTCCCGTTTGGATCGACGCGCTTACCCCAGTCAGCCAGCGTTAGCGCAGTTAAGCCTTTAACAGCCATTGTCATTTCCTCTCTTATTTGCCATAGAGCACTTCGGCCGCACTACGCTGGCCTTCATTACCACCGGTGACCATGCCATCTTCAGACATCGCCTTTCCGATTTTCACGAACGTTTTGACCAGATCAGGGTGATTACCCAGCCCGGTGGTGTTCAGATATTCTTTGAGTTCAGGTGTCCCGAACTGGTCAAGCGCACGCTGTGCGGCGCTAAGGTTAGAAATCAACTTGTCGCCACCGATTTCTTTGTCAGCTTTTACATCCGCAGCCCACTGCTCGGTTGTTTTCTGCCAGGCTTCTACCTGGCGCTGCTGAACACCTGCCAGAATCTTCGGATAAGCATCAACCAGCTTTTGCGCTTGCTCGTTGGTCAGGTTTAGTTCTCGCGCCACCGGCTCGAATTCCTTCAACGCTTCTGTATCCAGCTCTACGCCTTCGGCAGCCTGAAACTCGTACTTCTCAGGCGCACCCTCTGGTTTATCGCCGTCCTTTTTTTCATCCTGCTTATCGTTTTCAGGATTTTTGTCATCAGCAGGTTTATCGCCATCAGCAACAGGTTGTGACTTATCACCTTCCGGTTGTGATGGATCACCAACTGGAGCATGGTTATCACCTGCAGGCGCTGACGGTTCTGACGCAGCCGGAGCTGCTCCACCATCGACTGGTTGCTCATTGCAAAGACGGCGATACAGCAAACGCTCAAATAAATTCATGATCACTCCTGTTCACTGGCCTCTTTGGCCATCTTCAAATACTGTTCAGGGCAATGCGCCATAACGCGCTGAAACAGTTCCAGCGCCAGATTGCGTTGCCCCTCATTAAATGCCATTGCCATAGCGTCCATCGGTGAGATAGCGGAAAACACACGGCCTTTCTCCAGCACCGACCAGACAACGCGACGCCCCTGTTCACTGCTCATGACAAAGCGAATGTCATCAATTTCACGCTGCGCCATGTCACGTTGCTTACGGGCGTTTTCTTCTTTCAGTTGATCGTCTTCGTAATCTGTCATTGTGATTGCCCACCCTGACCACTAACTGCATTCGCCATAGCTGACAACACACTCGGATCCGAAGTTTTAGCTTCGCTTAGCGTCTTGGCCCCCTGTGCCGCCGCCATCCCCATCGCCATCATTTGTTGCTGCTGTTGTTGCTGTGCCCGTTGCTGGCGAGCCTGCTCAACCTGTTCCTGCGGAACAATGACGGTTGGAGACACTCCGGACATATCAGCGAATGCATCGATCGCCTGATCAACGTTGAGTTTGTCGAGAGCTTCTGGTTTCGCTTGCGCAAGTTGACCAATGAAGTTAACCGTGGACGCCAGACTGGACAGGCCGATAGACTTCTGCGCCTGAGCCATGACGGAAATGTATTCGACCTTCAGGGGCATGCCTTCCATCGCGTCAGGCGGTGGCGGCAGCATGTTTTTGCGCACCATCATCGAGAAAGCGCGGTCAATGAGAGGATTAAGACATTCGTCGTTCAGACGCTCCAGAACCGGCCCCAACATCAGAAGTTTTTCTTCTTTCATTTCGATCACCGCTTCAACAGGCATCGAGCGGGTATTGATGTTCTGCAACATCATGAACAGATCGACAAAGTAGGCGCTGTTAATGATTTGACGAGTGTCCTGAATGTCTGCCACCAAATCTGCTGTACTGGGGTTAACCAGATAAGCAGGCCTGAAGCCATCCTGACCAGTAATCTGATCGATATACGTGATGTCGCCAGGAAGAAGGGAGGCGCGCTGATTCTTGAGGGAAGTCGGAGCAACCATCGGCGGATTGGTGGCTTTATCAATCAACTGCGACTTGCGCTTCTGGAGAAGCTGCAATGCCTTAACAGGTCCAAGCGCCAGCATACCCGGGCATGATGATCCATAAACATCTTCGCCGTTAACTTCCCAGCGCGGAGCCATAATTGGAAACTCATCGAATCCGGACTCACGCAACAACTTGTCGTTATCTCCACCAACCTCGTAATAAACCGATTTGAATGGCTTGTTCTTGCTATCCAGCTTCGATGTATCGCGGTCAATGTTCGGGTAAACCGAATGCATCACTTCGATCCACTTCTCGTAGGTGCCGCTTTCCCACATGCTTTTTACGGATTCGCTGACGTTATTTAGCCCGAACTCCTGAACAAGCTGACGAACAGTCATAGAGAACTTGCGAAAACAGGTGTCAACACTGCCACGAGGTGAGTTAGCCAGGTAGTAACTGCCTATCGGGAATGGCATTGTGCGAATGATGTCCTCGTCATCCTCCAGCACTGCCATTGCACCAGTGCTGTATGTGCCGAGGCTTCCGTATAACTGCGGAAGAGACTGGTAGAGATTCGACTTATTGAACATATCGTTCATGCGGTTCTGAACTGCCTCAAGCCACAACTTAACAGGGCCATAATCCATCATTTCAGGATCTGGCGTAGCCAGGCGAAACCACGGACGCGCGGGGCTTGTGATGCCTGACATCATGCCGCTGGCGAGAGTGCGCGCCGCCATAGTCCCGGTCGAATCAATAATGCGTGTATTGCGCCGATCGTTACGGTTGGCCTCAGAAGTCAGAAAGCGGGAACCACGCGGGTTGATGTAATCACTCAACTCGCGCCAGTGCGGCTCGAACGACTGACGCTCGCTTTCAAGTTGTGCGAACTGTTTGTTCAATCGCTCTTTAGTTGTTTCCGCCATTTCAATGACTCCGGTTACTGACCAAGCAGCGTTTTACCGCTGGTATTAGCGGTTGATGTGTCGCCCTGAGAACCGGTAAGCAGCGTAGAACTACGACCAGCAGCAGCGCGACGGCGACGTGTTTCTTCGTCGCGGGCATCAACAACGGCAGCATCCTGCTCCTGTGGTGCTGCCTGAACTTCTGGTGTTGCAGGCACTGATGGTGAGCTACCCATGCACATATCAATGACTCCGTACGCAATTAAATTATTACCAATTTAACCACATATGATTTATTTATCGTAGATAGTTGACATTTAACGCGCGAATTATTACCTTTCAGGTAACTAAAGAGTTCATTCCGGTTACTAACCTGACTGGCTTGTCGTTAAATTGAACAGGTGGAGTGAGCTTTTATTTTGAGCAGTACGGCGTATGGCACATGCGACGATAGCGGTCTGGATACGTTTAAGGGGCACCCTCCCTTGCTCGGGCAAACGAACCAGGTAGCCGGAATGTGCAAGTCGAGCGGTTTTATTCCGCGCACGGGGATTCACCATCCCGGCGATTCGGTGTGACGCCTCGGAAGAGACGAGGGTACAACGATGAGAGCATTTATGGAGCCGCGACAAAGTGTGGTGCCTTAACAGGCTAAGTGCTCTCAGCGTTGTGGCATTAGCTCAGTTGGACAGAGCAACCGCCTTCTAAGCGGTTGGTCGCAGGTTCGAATCCTGCATGCCACGCCAGAATCACGCCTAAGGACCGTGATGCCAGAAGTTCCAGGGGCTTGGCGGTGATGGTTTCCCTTGAAGGACTATCACCGCCCTTTTTACAGCAGGACGCCATTGCGATGACTTCATGCTGTAAACCAGTACAGCCACGGAAGGCATAACTCATTGCTTCCAGTTCGCCCGGTTCGCCGGGCATTTTTTTGCTTGATGACCGCAAATTACCTTAAAGGTATAATCATGAAAAACTTCAAGGTAATTAGCATGTTTGAATCCTTCAAAGAGCTGTTTTTATCTACTGCCAATACTGCCGTGAATCGAGCCAAAAACCCTGTGCTTGGTGCTTTTGTTATGTCCTGGTGCGCCTTCAACTGGAAATCAATTCTTTATCTATTTTTTAGCAAATCAAACATAATAGATAAAATTTCATATATCTCAGATAACAGCACATGGAAAACTGTTATGTTTTATCCATGCTTATCTGTAATTGCTATCTGCTGCCTATTACCATGGGTAAACAATATCATTAACGTATGGCAAGCAAAGCCTCTTGATAATAATGACTCAATCGATAATCACCTGAAGGCAAGAAAAATCCAGCGTGAAACCAGACTGCAGAGGTTATTGGCTAAAAAAGATGTTACATACGACAAAGTTAAGACTGGCGCGGAAAAAGACATCCAAGAGATGAAAGAAGAGATTATTCGATCAAAGAATAGTATGGGGGAATTGACTGCCGAGTTGAAAGCTAAAGATGACGAATTGAGATCCGCCAGTGCTCAGTTAGCAGCTCTAAATCATTCATTAAAAGAGATATCGGAAACTCTGGGAAGAATGAATGAGGCATATAAGACCCTCCAAAATGATTTCGACGAATACAAACTCAAATACCCTGAAAAATCTCAAATAAAAAGTCTTGCACTTGGCAACGGCCAAACAATTAGCAACTTTTTGGAGCAACACAACTTATCCGGATTAAAATCTGGTAAGCCAGACGTTTTTAATAACTTTGGTGTTCTATCTGGATTATCAGGTTTCGAGGATAAAAATAAAGACTAAGCATATGGATCGTACTCGGTAAGCGCCTTGCCTTGCTGGTTCTGCTGCCCGGGAAGTCGCAGGCGCTTCGACACCGGGAAAGCAAACGTCAGCAGCAGCGCATCGCCTTTACCCGGCGAACGCCCAAGTCGCTCTTTGATATCTTCCTTCGGTTCGATAACGATTTTACCGTCCACTCGAACTTTGTACTCTGCCGCCGACAGGTCGTCTGCAGTTTCCTGGTCATCCAGCATGCCGCCCAGCCTCAGCCATGTCTTACATGAGTTGAACATCTCCCCACGCTTGTTGAGCATCTGCGGGTCAGTAGACGCGCCACCGAACGGAACAAGTTGCCATGTACGACCCCAGCCGTCACCGATTGACTTCAGACCAGTTCCGTAACCGAAGTCGATGAACACTGCGTCAGCCTGGTACTGGTCTTCAAAGTCAGCGATACGCTTCGCCATAATCAGATCGTCAGTGGTCTTGTTGCCAGTCCACAGCACCTTACTGTGCAGCCCCTGCCGCAGGTATATCACAGCGTCATCAACGCCTGAGTATGCCGGGTCAACGCCGATTATCACCGGAGCATGTGCAACCTGCGCAGCGGTGACCACCCGTTTCATTGCCTCGTCAGTAAGTCCGGTAGGGATAAACTGCAATTCAGATGCATCCGGGAATATGCCGCGCACACGGATTTTAACGAAGTCGCTGTCTTCCCCGTAGTCATCAACCCATTTCTGCAACTGCTGTTTGTTAGTGCCTTCCACCGTCCGGCTGTCAATCTGCGCAGTTTTCCAGCGGTGTTTATATTTGCGGAAACATTCGCGGAAACGCCCGGTGTTACGTGTAGGGTTTCCGAACGCCACCCAGATAATCTCAGTGTCTTCGTCCGTAAGCGCACCCTCAGCAACTTCCCACACCAGATCCGCAATGTTCGACGCTTCATCGAATACCACGATGATGCGTTTGCGCTCGTTGTGTAGTCCGGCGAATGCCTCAGTGTTGTGCTCAGACCAGGGGATTGCGTCAGCTCGCCACCGCTTGTCGTGCCCAGGATCATTGCTGTACATCGCGGTAGCGGTACAGGTAAACCAGTCTTTCGTGATAGCAAGGTTCGACCACTTGATAATTTCCGGCCAGGTCTTCGTTCGTAGCTGGTTGTCGGTGTTGGCGGTCACCACGACCTTACAATCCTCGCAAGTGGACATGCCCCAGTTGATCAGCATTGAGATGAATGCGGATTTACCAATACCGTGACCAGAAGCGCGTGCCAGCATAAGCGGCTGATAGCGCGTCGCTGGATTCTGCAGGTGATCACGTATCTCTCGGAACGCATCAGCCTGCCACTGACGTGGGCCGGTAGCATGTGCCAGTTCAGTCCCTTCTTCCCCCCACGGGAACGCATAGAGGGCATAGCCAAGCGGATCGTGAGTGAACCCTGCAATATCCTCGATCAACTGCTCTTCAGGAGATAACGCTGTATCTGTCACTGATTGCCATCCTGACGTTCTTTCAGTCTCTTCCTGGCTGCCGCTATGCGATCAGCAATTGTCACATTCACATTAACATCCAGGCGTTCTTTGAACGCGTTGACATCAACATGCTTACCAATCAGCTCAAGGTTCTTCACCTTGTCAGGCCATTTAATTTTTTTGAGGATTGTCTCTATCGAATCCTCGTTCATGTTCATGATGGTCGATGACAGATCAAAGCCGCTAAGCGTAGTGCGCCAGATTTTCGGCCACTCACGGATTGGTTTAAGGCTCCCATCGTCGTTGAGGATGTCGATCACGTCCATCTGGTCGATCTCCACCAGGCGCATGAGAACGTAATCAGCACTGACGCGCATTCGTTTGTTGCGCTCCTCCATCAACTCGGCAATCCGTTTTTGAATGCGTTCATCGCGCATCATGACACTGGCTTTAACTGCCGCTGTATTTGGGGAGAATCCTGCGTTAATCGCTGCCTGAGTCTGGTTTTCAGGCGTTTTGATGTATGACTGGCAATAAGCCTCCTGCATTGCTGTTAGTGGCTTAAATTGCGTTGATTTGCGTTTATAGGTTTTAGGTTCAGCAGGCATCATAACCACCGTGGTAATAGTTACCGTTGTGGTAATAGTACCATGCAAAATAAAGCCGCCATAGTTGGCGGCAGTATTCAAAACCCGTCAAATTCATCATGCATAATCTACTCGTGACATGTCACACTATTAATTTCGTTTCATGCCAGCCTTTAGTCACCCAGCATTGTGAGTCACCATTACACGGACATGAATTAACTGGAACTCTCTCGCCGCACTTACCGCAACGTGTTCTGCTGATCGATTTTATACGCCCGTGCACGCGTGCATCATCCTGGCGGATCAGTAACGCTATATACTCACCAAATTCGTAAGGCGCACGCCCGGGGCGACGCGTGGCACAGTTACGCTCCAGAATTTCAATTTCCTGAGCATCAAGCACAATCTCCAGCTTACGCACACCAGATGCAGCTTGTCTGGCTCTCTGAGCGGCTTTGCGCTCTGCTGCTGATTTAGCCATCAATATTTACCTTTATCGCGAACATACTTAGCTGTGTGTTGCCGATGTGCGGAGATTCTCTTCTATCAATTCCACGCATTCTGACCGACGAACAAATAATTCGTCTCCGTTATGAATTACGACATAGCCGTAAGCGGTTTTACGCATCACATCGAACTCATCCCATACGGAAATACCGCACTCTGCTAACGAGCAATCCAAATAATCTTCCGGATGCTTGTCGGTGTTATTAATGATGCGAATCCTCAAATCTTTTCACCTTTAAGGATAAGTTGCATGTTAGCCACGGTTAACCTCCTTCGGCGGTTCTGGTAGAGGCATCCAGAACAAGGCGTTCCCTAACCAGGATAAAGTGCCGTCGCTCAACTCCACGTATTCCCCTTGCACCTGTCCTGCCATATACTCACCGTGCTTTGAATAAATTAAAATCCAATCATCTTGAGCGGGCATTTGCTCACTACAGCTTATCCAACCATCCGGAGTTACCGGATAGTTGCCCGATAGCGCGTTCTGCAGTCGCTCCAGTTTCACGTATTCCTGAACCCTGTTTCCGTCGCATGCCCGAAGCCATTGCGCAGCCTTTTGCGCATCAGTATGAAAGGCACAAGTGCGTCCGTCATCAAATTGCATTTCGTAAAGGTCAGCAACCTGTTCAAAGTGCGTTTGTGGCAAGTTGTAAGTTTGGCTTACAGGTTTGGCACCATGAAGCATGGTGGCGCTCCGCTCTATGCCATCCAGCGCGATTCGCAGTGCCTGAATTGTGGTAGGGCTATCGTTTGGGGCTATTCCATATCGCTCGAATACAGCTAAATGGTTGCGCATAATCTCAGGCGTAAGCTCTTTGTAAGCATACGCAAGAGGCTCTGATGCATTATCCGGCACAACCGGCGCAGGTGAGTCAGCATAAACAGGAATAACGTCCGGTTGCTCTTTATTGCTTTCATCCGTTAAAGCCCAGAATAATTTCCCGGCCGGATGTTTGAAAATATAAGCAACTGGTTCTGCTTCCAGTGATGCCAGCGCAATTTTGTATACTTCCAGATCCATTTGTGCAGTTACTAAATCAGGATAACGATCCATAACCGTTATATTGCGCTTAATTATCTCTATTAATTGTTCTTTAGTAAAAGTGGTCATTCGTTATGCCTCAATACACAAAATCTGTTTTAAATTCATGGTTACATTCTGGGCAGCATGTTTCGTAACCTTTTATTTCTTCACATGCCTGTTTTGCTCCAGAAAATTCCCAGAAATCAGCATCGCAAAGCAGATCGAAATTGTGGCCGCATTTGGGACATTCGGTATCAAGTGAAAGACTCCAGTAAGCAGTGGTGTTTTTATCCATATCACTCTCCTTTACCCGCTGCTTTCGCCTGCTCTTTAGCAAGTCGATCCGCTTCTCTGAAATCCCAATCCACTCGATGTGCTATATCAATTGCAGAACGCACGGTCCGTTCAATTAGCGTGTCCAGATTATCAATTGTCATTGCCATATCTGGATTGCGAGATAAAATCTCCGCCCTCTGAATCTGCCAGTTGTTGCAGGTTTCAAGTAATGAGTTAGCCATATCACTCTCCTTTGATACGAATGCCAGCGGCGCGGATTGCATCGATGACTTCAGAAACTTTGTATGCCATTACCGTTTGGTAATCATCGTGAAAATCTGTTCGATGAAGCATGCTGCTACGTTCCGGGAGCGATATTTCCCGAGCATCCAGTTCCTTAACGCGTTCCTCCAGTTCGTAGACCCTGCATTGTTCTCTATCATCAATCAGATATAACCCAAGACATTCGCTTTCTACCCAACCACCAAAATCATGATCGTAACGCTCACATGAAAACTCACCGTCACCGTCCTTTGTTGGAATGGTGTAACTATCTAATGGGCCACCATACGTCGGCACATTTCCCAATGTTGGATGCTCAATCCACATGAAAAATGCACGTCCGGTTATTGGGCAAATATCTGGCCGCCATTGGTTACGAACAGCCTTGGTTTCAGATAATTCTTCAGCGTGTTGTTTTACTTCCTCAAGCTCAACTCTCAGCTTCCCAACCGTAAGAGCAATATCCTCGTTCTCCTGGTCGCGGCGTTTGATGTATTGCTGGTTTCTTTCCCGTTCATCCAGTAGTGCCAGCACGGTTTCTGGTCCGGCCAGAAATTTGAAGGCGTTGAGCGCATCAATATCCACACCGTAATCCTTAAGTTCCTGTTCAGTTAACAAATCATCATCAACTGGCAACATTAACAGGCGTTCCATTGCCGGAATTGCACGCTCTGCCGCCTCACGCAGTGCCTGATAATCAATCTTGCTCACTGGTTGCCTCCTTTGCGAAGCTGTTCAGCAATACTTACGCATATCTCTGCGCCTCTAATCAGCCCCGGAACGTTCTTGTTTGGCCCAACTTCACCATCGACAAAATCAATCATCGCGTTACGAGCCATATCCACACCCTGCGCCCGCACTTCAGCAAGGGAGGCGTCGGTGGCTGGGGTTTCTGGCATACAGTCAGCAGCGTCGAAATACTCTTCACTTTTGTCATCCCAAATCCAGCAATCATCTTTGATGAACTTGTTCAGCCCCGCATTCTCCGCCGCCAGCGCCGAAAACTTCTCGTGTGCCAACTTAACAGCCGAATCAGCCTGCTTAATTGACTCAATCGCTCTCTGGTGGTCTTCGGCCAGCGCATTAGCACGCACCAGTTGCACTTCCAGTTGCGCTGCCAAATCGCTGATCAGCTTTGCCACACTGCGCATATCAACGGCACCACATTCTGCTTTCAGTTCCGAAGCCATCTCATGCCCGGCGGCAACTAACCCTTTGATATTACTTTCCATCTTTACCCTCGCTTATCCACATAACTTATTGATTACATTGATAACTAAAAAGATCGTCTATTCAGAACTCTTCGATGTTCCAGCCACCACCTGCTTTCTTTGGCTTAACCGTTACCCCGATGATTCGGAACGGATACTGATCTGCGGCGACTTTGGTTTTCACCCTGGCGTCGTCGGTCCAGAAACCTTTCACTTCGTGCAGTTCCATCTCGCCGGTGGCGAGCATCACAGCAAAATCGGGCGTATAGAACGTGTTGTCAGCTAACCGCAACTTGATACCCTCGAATCGATACCAGGCGATTTCCCCTGCACGTTTACGCTGCTCAAGGTGCTGGCAATACGCAGATTCTGTTTTGTTCATCTGGCCTGTTTTGAGTCGACCAAGAGCCTGTATCTGTTTTCTCATGATTTACCCCTGAGGTAATTAAAAACCACATAAGACACGAAATCAATAGATCTTAGAACATTTTATTACCTAGCAGGTAATAATCAAAACGTAAAAAAATGCGCTATCGCGCTGGTATTACTTGATAAATCCTGCCGCCTTTCCCCGCCTGTATTCCTCCATCAGCCACTGCGCCGGTGTTATTCCCCCCAGGGTAGCGGCGTTAGGCATACACCCGAAACTTCGCCCTGGTGGATGGTAAACGTCTCTCCCTGTGTCCGGAGGCGTACTCATGGGTTCTGGCTTTGCCTGTATGCTGATCACCGGATCGGGTATCTGCTGTCCGGAAGCCACCTTTTTCGCCCAATCATCAAGCAGCCTGCGCGCGTGTTTCTCAACCTCAATCTCGCTAAGCTGGCGCTGATACATTGCACGGCGGGTATCACATACGACCCAGTACATAACCGGATGCCGCCACGGGAATCTTTCGGGACCACCAGGATATAAACTTTTTTCCTTGCTATACCGGTGAAACTCCGCCATCACATCGTCAATGGTGACGCCAAGAACCATCTTGCTGTCTTTACACCACTTGATAAATTGCCCTGGCGACGGCCAGAACGGAGATTCACTGGCGCGGGCGTGGCGCATACCAGCAGAAACCTGTTCACGGGTTCGGATCCCCCCTTCGGCAAACGCAGCAATCCACTGCTGTTTTGCAGCAACTTCCTGCTCTGGCGTCTTCAGGTTGGTTACCACTGCCGCCGGAAACAGTTGTTTCAACTGTTTGAAAAGGGCATCAACAAGCCTCTCTGCTGACATGTTCACTACGTTGTCATTGTTGGTGTACTGATGCTCATAACCTGACATGCGAGAAAGGGCTTCTCCGTCACGGTTTTGTATCGCGGTAAAAACGTTGTTCACAAGAAATCCTCCCATGCTTCAGGGCTGTTCCAGTGCGGAACGTTGTTATCAGGTAATGTTGATTGCTTCTGTCTGCTAATCTGCAGCCGCCTTGCCAGCTTCTGCTCCCACTGTGCCTGATGGTATGCCTTACCCTCAGCCATCCAGTAAATTCTGAACTCTGCAAGTTCCTGTGCCGTTGGCAGACTGTCTAGGTAGATCCCCTGCAATGAGCTTTTCCGAAGAAAGTCATCTGATGGTTGCCATTGTTCATGCATGACAAATTTGCCTAATTGCCCTGGCCCACCAGGAGGAACAAAGTTATTCATCACGGCGTTGTTTGCGCCGGGGTCATGAGGCACAGAATCCCCGCTTTTTGTCCTGCTCTCCCTCTCTTGGTTAAATGACTGGTTATATGACTGGTTCTGGATCCCGTTTTTGGGATCATTCAACATCCCGTTTTTGGGATCATTCAACATCCCGTTTTTGGGTATATTCCCGTTTTCGGTAACATTACCGCTTTCGGGTTCATTACCCCCTTCCCGGTTGCCTTTAATGTTCCCGTTTTTGGTTATATTAAGAGAGAAAACCCGCACTCTTTTCGTCGCTCCCTTTCTCTCTCCGGTATCTGAAATAAGCCCCATTTTCATGAGCGATATAAGCCCGGCCTGCACGGTTTTTTTATTCAGGCAAGTGTCTTTAACGAGGCGTTCTATGCTGGGGTAGCAGAGGTTATATTCATCGGCTCTGTCAGCCATCGAGAGCAGTATGAGCTTTAATGACGAGCTACCTGGATCTGTCTCCCAGGCCCAATCTGTTGCATGTCTGCTCATGATTAATCTCCGCTATCAGCTTGAATGTTGTGGGGAGGAATTAATCATGATCTGCTTAATCTCTGCCCTGATACGACGGTTTGATTCCATGGTGCACTCAACACAGTGTCCATTGTAAACCCAGCGTTCACTGTCATGTCCGTGCTTACATGTTTTTCCGGTGTAGTAGCGTTTAAGTCCGCGCTTTGCGGCATCAATACGTGTAATGATTTCCATGGTAAGCCCTGTTATTAGTATTGGGATTACGGTTATTTTGTGCTGACACAAAAAAAAGATCAACCATATTTGGTTTTTTATTACCTTTAAGGTGCGAATAGATATGAAAAGACCGCCGGGTGGCGGTCTACAGAGGGGTGTAGCTGGATATCATGAGTAGAAGAAGTATGCCAGTTCTGCTTTTGAGCGCAACCATTGTCTTGTTTTACAGGCTTTAAAAAGCCCATTCATCAATACTTTACCTGGCATTTTGCGCTTACCTGTTAAGTGAGTCTGGATATAGTGACTCGTCGTTCCGGCTTCCTGTGCGAAGGCTTCACGCTCATCCGGAGTAAGTGCAAGCCAGTGCTTTTTGAAATCGAAATGTTCGTTATCGCTCATAGCTATTGCCTGATATTTATTTCAGATAATAAATATTCACCCATAAGGTAACAAAAATCAAGGATAGTTACCTATGAGGTGCATTTACCTGTTGGGTAATATTGCTTTAAATTGAATCATCTACTGATTCATATATGAGGCGATTTTCCAGAAAATGAAAAGTATCCAGGACGTCCGCAGGCAAAATCTCAACGACTTGATCGACCGTGAATTCAATGGTGTTCAGACGCGGATGGCAGAAAAACTTGGAACTCAGGCAAATCTGGTAAACCGCTGGGCTCTTGGCAAGAAGGTTATCGGCGACCAGGTTGCGCGAAAAATTGAAGCTGCCGCCAATAAACCACGTAACTGGCTTGATATCGATCGCTCGCTTTCTCAGGAAGGTTTTCAGCCTGTCGGCCCAAGCGACATTGGTCAGCTGGCGGCTCACAACCTGGAACGCTGGATGAGCGAAAGCCGCGACCTTTCAACACAGGGAAAACTTCACCGCGCATCCGGCGTCGCCCAGGTGACAATCAGCCGCCTGTTAAACAATGAGGTCAGCGTTTCCATTTCCACCCTGGAGAATGTTGCATCCGCATTCGGGCGTCACGGCTATGAATTACTGATTCACCCGCACGACCCTGCGACCATCAACTATGACCGCTCGCGCTACGCATTGTTACCCGAAACCGAGAAAGCAAAGATCGAAAGTTATATTGAATTTGTCATCAACCAGAACGAAAAAAACAAACAATAAAATCATACTTTTCAGTAAGTAAGCCGCCTTCTGGCGGCTTTTTTATTGCCTATACTATTACCTAATAGGTAATTTTTTTAACTCATATCTATTGACATCAAACCAAATACGCATAATTATTACCTCAACGGTAACAGACCGAGGTAACAAGTTATGCAGTGGAAAATCATCAACGGTTGGTACTGCGTTACTGCATGCGGATTCATGAGCTGGAAGTTCCGCACCTTACAGGAAGGCATTAAGTGGGCTTTCGTCAGCAAAGAAGCTCGCGATGTGGCCAACGATAACGAGATATGGGAGGGCTGATAATGAACGTTAATCAGCAGAAAAATCTTCAAAAAATCATGCTGGCATTCGACAAGGACTACCGCCTGTCAGAACAGCTATATGACCGACAAGTTGAACTGATCGAGAGCATCCGGCTTCATCAACTGGCCTCAACTTTTGACGCTGTAACAGGCAAAGGAGTTCGCCAGGAAGTGCTGGAGGCAGCTAAAGACAGCCCTGAGTTCGAAGAACTTATGGATGCCTACCGGCGCGAGGCAATGGCAATTATCGCCCGCTGGGATCTGGCGGATCGGATTGATGGGCAGAGGGAAGCGGCATGAAACCGGGAATTTATTTCGACATCAGCAACGAAGACTACCACGCCGGTGACGGCGTGAGTAAGTCGCAACTGGACATGGTTGCCAAGAATCCGGCGCTTCTTAAATGGGTTCAGGCAGCACCAGAAGACGAAGAGAAAAAGTCTGCACTGGATATGGGAACCGCATTGCACTGTCTGCTTCTGGAGCCTGGAGAATTCGACAAACGCTTCATTGTTTCACCGAAGTTCGATCGTCGGACAAAACAAGGTAAAGCTGACGAAGAAGCATTTCTTCGTGATGTGGCGGATATGGGTATTACGGTACTTGATGTCGAGCAGTGGCGAAAACTGGAGCTGATGCGTGATAGCGCAATGGCTCATCCGGCGGCACGCTGGATGCTGGAAGCACCTGGTTACTGCGAAGCATCAATGTACTGGAACGATGAAGAGACGGGTGAGTTGTGCCGAATTCGTCCAGACAAATGGCTGAACGAGCACAACGTGATCGTCGACGTGAAAAAGGTTGCAGATATGGACCGTTTTGCACGCCACATCGAGGAATTCCGCTACCACGTGCAGGACGCAATGTACCGCGAAGGCGCAATGAGGGTTACTGGTCAGCCGCATGGTTTTTTCTTTCTTGCCGTGAGCGAAAGCATTGATTGTGGTCGGTATCCGGTACGCGTGTTCGAGCTGGATGCGCCAGATGTCGATGCCGGGCACGCTCTGTTCCGCCGGGATCTGAATACCTATCACGAATGCCGCATCAACGATGAATGGGGCGGAGTGGAAATTATTAAACGCCCTGACTGGGCACGTAAACAGGATATGTACGTATGAGCAATGATATCGCAATCACATCACAACCAGGCGCAACTGTAGGCACTGCTGCGGCAATCTTCAGCCCCGAGGGCATGAATCAACTGGTGCGTTTCGCTGAGTTGATGTCACAAAGCAAAGCGACTGTACCGAAACATCTTGAAGGCAAACCTGCCGATTGCCTGGCGGTGACCATGCAGGCGGCACAGTGGGGAATGAACCCTTTCGCCGTGGCGCAGAAAACGCATGTGGTAAACGGAACGTTAGGCTACGAAGCACAGTTGGTAAACGCGGTCGTATCCTCTTCCAGCCTGCTAGCGACACGCCTGAATTATCGCTGGAGCGGTGACTGGTCGAATGTTAACGGCAAAACAGATAAATCACCGAATCTGACGGTAACTGTGTCAGCAGTCCTTAAAGGAGAAGCAGAACCACGTGAGCTTACCATCAGTATGGCGCAAGCCGGAGTGCGTAACTCTCCATTGTGGGAACAGGATCCGCGCCAGCAACTTGCCTATCTTTGCACGAAACGATGGGCTCGCCTGCACGCTCCTGATGTACTTCTTGGTGTTTACACCCCTGACGAATTACAGGAAACGGCACCGCGCGTTGAGCGAGACATTACTCCGCAAACAACTACTGCTGCGGGAATGAACAGTCTGATCAACGCTAAACCAGTGAAAAAGCCTGATGAGCAAACGCGTAAAGCGGATAGCCGTGATCCAGAAGAAATGCTGATGGCCTTTACCAGCGCAGCGATGAATTACAGCACTGTCTCCGAACTGGATAAGGCTTACAAATACATTGCACAAAAACTTTCAGATGATGACGAACTGCTGGCAAAAGCCACCGACGTTTACAGCGTTCGTCGGGAAGAATTAAACGAAACATCTATGTAACCACCACCGCGGCGCCACACGCGCCGCACTGCAACCAAGAGAGGTATTTATGAAAGGTGCATTAGGTAAGAAGGAACTCCTGGCGGTGGTGCCACTGTCATGGAGCACTATCGACCGTATGGAGCGCGCAGGGGAATTTCCTAAACGCTGGTATATCACTGACAAACGCTGCGCATGGAACCGTGACGAAGTTGAGCGTTGGCTTGATGAACGTCAGGCAGCAAGCCCGGCAGAGTTCCAGGGTAAAAAACCTCCTGTTCAGCAACGTGTATATCGTCCCGTGAGCAACGCTGCATGAGTGCGCTGCTAAGGCACTGGATCAAATGGTCAGGATGGTACTTATTCCTGGCCTCTGTTTCAGCATGGCTTTATCTGCTGGCATTAATTTTCAGAGAGGGTTGGATTAAGTGAGAAAGTTAAGCCGACTTGAAAAATATCACATGAATAAGGTTTCAATGCGCAGTCCGTCAAAGATTGTCGCCGTTACTCCTGCGGCGATAGAGATCGAAAAACGCGCGATTGAAAGAGAGAAAAAAGGGCAGTTCCGCATTGCCGCCCACCTTTGGCTTCAGTGTATGGATGTTGCTTCTGGTGATGTTGAACGTGCAAGGATCGCGATTCGCAGGGACCAATGTATCACAAAAGGTAACGGACTTCGCCGTGGCGACTATAGCGGCATAGGATGTTGTGGGGTGGTTTATGACTAAGAAATACACACTAATCTATGCAGATCCACCCTGGGCATACCGGGACAAAGCCACAGATGGTAATCGCGGTGCCGGTTTTAAATATCCGGTTATGAGTGTGCTGGATATCTGCCGCCTTCCTGTGTGGGATTTGGCCGGTGAAAACTGTCTGTTGGCCATGTGGTGGGTGCCAACACAACCACTCGAAGCACTAAAAGTTGTTGAAGCCTGGGGATTCCGTCTGATGACCATGAAGGGCTTCACGTGGATAAAATGTGGTAGTCGACAACCAGATAAACTGGTTATGGGTATGGGACACATGACTCGCGCCAATAGTGAAGATTGCCTGTTTGCGGTAAAGGGAAAACTACCTCCGCGCATTAATGCAGGTATCGTTCAGTCATTTACCGCACCGCGGCTTGAGCATTCAAGAAAACCAGATGTCGTTCGTGAAAAACTTGTGCAATTATTAGGCGATGTTTCTCGCATTGAACTGTTCGCCCGCCAGACGTCTCATGGCTTCGATGTTTGGGGTAATCAGTGCGAAGACCCGGCAGTGCAACTACACCCTGGATACGCGTTGGATATTGGCGGATTAACAAATGCATTCAGCAATGCTCCGCTGTCACCAACAGACAACCAGGGGCGGGAGCGTGCTGCATGAACAGGGCATCACCAGCAGATTTAAGAAAATGCCTTGAAACTGCAAACATGCTTGCACACAGCGGGATCAGGTTTGTTCCAATTCCCGCTGTCACTGATGCTGAATTTGCAACACTGTCAGCAATATTCGAAAACAAAATTGAATCACTGGCAGCAGAAGCAGAGATGGAAGAAAATCAGCAGAACTATTAAACGTTATTCCCCCGCCATCCACTTCTCAAACTTCGACGGGGAGAACGGAATAAGATCCGTATGCTCCCCGTTAATCCAGGAATCAATCATATCGGCCCACTGCTGCAACATGTAGGCGCGCTGTCTGGCGTATTCCGCTTTGTTATATACGGCGCGCACACCTTTCTGCTCATGTGCCAGAGCCTTTTCAATCCAGTCTGAAGGATAACCAGCCTCATGCAACAACGTACTTGCTGTACGGCGCATATCGTGTACGGTGAAGTCCTGAATATGCTCACCATCTTCATTTATTATTTTCACCGTTCTGTCGATCAGAGAGTTCAGCGCGGCATTAGATAATGGCTTCCGGAAATTGTAACGACCAGGAACCAGATATTCACTTCCACCAGCGCACATCTGCAACCCGACCAATATATCCTGTGCCTGTTTAGGCAGGTAAATAACGTGCGCCCGGCTTCCCTTCATGCGGTCTGGAGGAATTGTCCATGTCCATTTTTTAAAATCTATTTCATCCCACGTTGCATTGGTGAATTCGCCCTTACGAACCATAGTGATAAGCACCAGTTTTAAAGCCATTTTCATAGTGCCCATAGCACCAATGGCATCCAGCGTGCGGAAGAACAGGCCAATTTCTTCTGGTGTCAGTGTTCGCTCTCGTGGTTTAAATATGGCGATAGACGAAGGTTTAATGTCAGCCGCAGGATTAAACAAACCATGACCACGGTCATTGGCGTGACGGTATACGCTACTGATGATCTCCCTGGCCTGCACTGCTGTTGCCCGACCACCGCGTTCGACAATCCGGTCACATAAATCACGAACCATCGATGTGGTAATTTCAGCCATCATTTTGTTGCCAAGAACCGGAAGTATGTCACGGTCGATCACCGCCTGCTTCATTGCGCGGGTACTGTCAGCCAGGATGACGTGTTTCATATAACTGTCGGTATGTACCGCAAACGTCTCGGCACCACGAATCTTTTTGATACCGTCACGTTTAGCCGCAGCCGGCGACTGGCCTGCTTTAAGCAGCTTCTTTGCAGCAATCAGTTCTTCTCGCGCTTCTGCCAGGCTGATACCGTCACGCCCATACTGCCCGATTACCAGTGTTTCGCGGCGACCGTTGATACGGTAGTCATAGCGAAACGAGACCGTGCCTGACGTAAGCACAGCTACATACAGCCCGTCACGATCGGAGACCTTGTACAGTTTGTCCTGCGGCTTGAGGTTTTTTAATTTTGTATCGGTAAGCAC